TGCCATATTATAATTTTTTAATCATTTCACTGTTATAGGTATCACCTTTGATATACCCTAATTGTTCGTAGGTTTCAATAAGACTTGTATGTTTTATTAATGCATACACATATTTACTTCCTGTTTTCTTACATATATCTGTTAACGCTGACACCAATAACTTAATGGCGTCTTTTCTTTGTGGCTTCTTGGTATATTCTTTGTTTGATATTATCCAATCTACCCAAGCCACTTTAGAATTAGTCAAATACATAAATCCGGCACATATAGGCGTTTCATCATCATAAATAATTATACCACCTTTACCATCATTGGGAAGAAAGTCTCTTTGAGGAGCCTCCCATCCCCACTGCTTCCACCAACCTACAAGAATATCATCGTAGTCAGTTTCGTTCAGTTCTCGTATATATAATTCCATATTCCTACAAAGATATTAAATTTAAGGAAAACTTTTCATAACTTCTGACTGCACCGCAAATAATTCTACTTTGCTTGTAGAGGTATTTGAGATACTAAAGGTACAATAATGTCCTAACACTCCATGCGACTCCGCCACTGAGTTCTTAATATACAAGAAGAACGCATCCTGAATAGGTATAGCCGTAGTACCCGGAATTGAGGTATCTATGGTCAATTGGTTTACAGAGTTCGGCAAATCGACTGTAATAGCCGTTACCTTACCCGCAAGTACAGGAGTGGTATATGGAGGAACAGAATAATACAAGTAGTCTCCTACGCTTATAATGCTTCCAATAGACACCGAAACAGCAAACTTAACAACATTGCCGCCTGTAACCTGATAGCTTTTACCTATACCATTTACACTTCGTAGGGCTAATTGACCTGTTGAGTTGTTTCTGATAAAGGCAAAAAACGCTGCTTCTTTCTTCTCAAACCAAGTTTCATCTATAAATCCTGAGTATTGCAAGTCAGTTTCTAAGGTCGCAGCCCATTTGGCATCACCCTGTAGATTGATTGTCTTAAATAATTTATTCTCAAGAGGTGCTGTATTGAACACACTTTGAAGGGTAGATGGTTGAAAAGCTAAATTTGGGGTACCTACCTTAGTCCACCAAGCTGAATAAAATGTATTTCTTTCTGAGTTTACATTATGTCTGTATAGGTCACCACCCTTAAATGTATAAAAATAGTTGTTCATCCCCAACATAAAGTCAGGATGAAAAGAGTAAAAGGACACCCATCCTCCAACCATATCACTATACGATAATGTATTATTTGCCATAGTTATTTATTTTAAACACATCCTGTGTCACAACGTGAAATTATATCTAAATGAATTGTATTTCCTAAATCTCCGCTAAGTACGGTATATGTCGTACTTGTTAAAGATGTTGACCCATTTGCACAAGCTGCATCATCTATTATACCTGTGCAATAAGCATTTGCTTTACCATTACCTCCACTACATCCACTTGATGTTACTTCAATATATATTATATCACCTAAAGAAACATCCCAAGTACCGCTTGAATCAGCTACTCTATTCTCAATAACTATACCATTTACGTATATTTTCATTGAGCCAACTGATGCATTTGTTTCAGCAAATGTCCAAGATAAAGTTGCAGTAGGTAAAGCTGTGCAATCTTGTTGAGGTAATAATACCCCACTTACCTGTTGTCTTGATATAACTCCATCTGAATAGAAGCCATTAGGTGCAAGTGTAGTTAATGCTGCATTAGTAAATATAGCAGTTGCAGACCCTAAGGACGGAGCATTTATATAGTATGTTGAGCTTATAGCCATATATTTATTTTATTTTAACCACAATTAAAGCATGAGTCAGTAACACTAACAGTTGAGTAACATAACTCTACAGGAACTGATTGTCTAAAATCCCATATCAAATATAAGTAATCTTGAAGAGCAGGTACCGTAAATTCTGCATAATTTACTGCTCCGCTTCCTTGATTAGGCGTAGCTGTTGTAGCCAATCCTAATAAAGTATTTAAGTCAGTAGTAGTATTATTATACAAAGTGTTTGACATATGATATTTAAACTTATCTTCTGAAGGATTAAATACAAATGTATCCGTAGCAAATTGATTTGAAATTAATCTCATTGTACTACCTGCAGGAGGGAATGCACCCGTACCAACTAAATCAGTTGTTACATTGTATCTTGACACAAGAGGATTAGTTGTTCCTGTTTCAAAAATAACAAGACTTGATTGCAATGGAGAAACAAACTCATTGCTTTCATATCTGTATTGAGTATGAACAGTATCTCCTGATTCATAATCATTAGTCAATACTATTTGAACAATAGTAAGTGAATCAGCATTACAACAATCTGCAAGAATATCTAATGCAATATCTCCTGTATAATTTATTGTAATTGATACAGTTTCTACTGAAACATTATTTTTATCAAAAGTTAATGTTCCACTTGTATTAATCCATCCTGTAGTATCAGTTGTTCCGTTGTAATCAATTGCCACCTCAAATGAACTTCCTGTAGATATTGAAGCAACATTAAAATTAACATCAGTTAATCCTACTGTTGGACCTAAATCAACACAATAGTTAATTGATTTTGTTTCTTCAGCTAATGTGCTTAAAGTAAATGTCTGAGATATACCACAACCTAAACATTGAGCATTAGATGGTAATTCTATTTCATTATTTGACAATACATACTCATTCATATAAGGGTCAAATCCACCAAGTTTTTGAGTATTAAATGATGCATTGAACTCATCTCTAAACCAAGTTCTCATATTCATTTCAGATACAACTTTAAGCTCCTCATTAGAATATGAGTTACCTCTTAATTGTATAACTACGCCACGCTTAACGTCAGTAAAGTATCTATCATATCCCCATTGAACATAACTCTCAGGATTAAAGCTAATGCCATACTTTTCAGTACGAGCAATCTGCGTTCCTAAAACCTCAGGTACAGAAGTTACCGCACCACCTCCTGTTGAGTCTGACAATAAGTTTTTATCAGCTAATACGTATGAAATCTTATCTTCTTGTAATACAAGTACATCAGTCTGACGACCATCCATTATAAATATCTCACCAAACGATGTTTCTAAATGCTTGTAATTAAGTAAACCTAAATTAAATTCATTCAATTTATTTACATTAGATTCAGCATTGTATATACCACTATATGTAATATCAGAGAATCTATCTGCTGCTTTATAATCTTGTGCAGACACACTTGTTACTCTATTACCAAAATTAAACGAGTTACCTACAATTGAGTCATTGACTTTATAGCTTTCCGCTCCATTTCCAAAAGCAAAGCAGTTAAAGAATTTGGTATCAACAATAGCAGGAGTACCACTTCCTATATTTTGATTTTGAATGTTACCCATATGGTTACCATTGGTAATCGCAAATGACATTTCATTTTCAAAAAACACATCAGGTAATGCCTCACTTGGTTCAGTTTCAAATATCAAAGTTTTTTCAGCACGAATAACAGTAATATTAACCTCAACACTTGATGCACGAGCATTAGGATAACCAACTCCCGTACAAGGAAGTGTACCTGTTACCATTAATTGCAATTGGTTTGTTGATGTATTTCTGTAAAACTTATAATAGTTAGTGCAAAAAGCAGTAAGTATATCTCCTGCTGTATTTGTAATGCCTGAAATAAAATTATTCTCAGGAACACAAGCACCCGCACCCGCATATCTTGTACCCTCATTTAAAAACTGTTCTATATTTTCACCTACCCACCAATCATACATATTATCATAAGTATTGGTAGATACTAAAGTCTTTTCTAATTTACTTACCCTTTCCTCACAGCTATTACCAACACCACCTCTTATTTGGCTAAAGCTCAATACGATTCTACTACCTGCAGGAACATTATAATCAACCCAAGCAGATGTAGCTGTATCATATCTGTTCATTGGATAGTATAATATAGGATAATCTCCTCCTCTTGGGGAAACTTCTTTCTTTTTGCCCGGAGCAATAATAGCTAACTCATCCTGAACAATATTGAAATTGTTGGCGTTTATTTTCATATAAACACCTGCAGGAATAGGTATTGAAACTGTTGGGTCTAATGCACTTTTTATATCAATAAAGTTAGCATTTTTAGAAGACTTATCAAGAACAGTTGCATACTCGCAAGTAGCAGCAGCACCTGTTGTATCTGCTTTTACAATCAACCTATCTCCTACCTCAACCTTACGTGCATTCTCGCCTTCAAGTAAAAAATATGTACTATTAGTCTCAGGGTCTTGGAAGAATATGCTACAATAAATTGTCTCATAATTTTCTTGGTCAGGCTTAATAACAAACTTATATCTTTTAGCCCAAGCCGGAGGTAACTGAGTTGGTGGTATAGTTACTTGTATAGAATTTTTATATATAGAATAACCACAAGGTACGTGCTCTGTATTATTAGGACTTACCAATGCTGTAGTTGCTCTATTAAACTCATCCATATAGACAATACCAATCTCATAATCTCTATTACTATGTAAACTTTGAGGATTAGCTATTTTTTGAAAATTAGCTTCTACCAATGTTACTTGATAATATTCATATACTGTTTGAGTTGGAGTAATTAAACTATTAACATATCTAACTGCAGGAATCTGAAAACCAATTATACTACTTGCAGGACTTGTAACAATCCCAATCGGCTGAGCAACTGCAGTAATACCACTACCATTTTTAGTAAGTGTATCTAAGTTATTTGGAACAGCACAATTAAGAAAATCAGTAAGTGTAGTTCCATCACAAGCAGTAGTAAATGGCTGTATATTAGCTGATGTACCTACAGCATTTTGAAACTCAGGGCTTGTTGCTAATTGATAAACAGAAGTATATGTCTTTCCTAAAAAGAAAGAGAAACTTAAATTAACATTATCAGCAGTTTCTGTAGGGAAAGGTGTTTGACCTGAGAACTGAGAATGAGCAATAGTTATATCTACATTAATTGAGGAACCTGCAACTAAACTTTGACCTGATAAATCAAAAGTTGCTGTTGAATTGGCTACAGTTACTGCACCATTTATTGTATAATTGCTTGATTGAGTTCCGTCATTTAAAGCAACGCTTCCTACTGCAGTTGATACTAAATCAGTAGTATATTCAAACTTAATAGGATTACCATATGCATCTAATAAGTTATATCCTTCAACATAATTGCCATACATCAATCTATTACCCATAATAGTTTGAGCCTTTGCAAATCGAGGTACGTTATCGTATAATCTCAATAATTCAGACTCGGGTAATATTGTAAATATTTTACTATTAGTAAACGTATATGTATAGTCAGTATTATTAGCAAGACCTAAATTACTCTTGTCTAATTTTTCAATAACTTTTATCACAGTGCCATCTGCTTTTTTGAAAAGCAAATCAATTCCAACTACAAGTGAACTTCCTGAATTATATGTTATAATTGCAGCATTACAAGCATTTGTCATCCCTTCATTTAAAAAGCTATCAATACTAAAGCTAAATGGTTTTGGAACAAATGCGGGTTGAGACCATTGAGAAGTAGCACTATATTCTCCATCAATGTATTTATATCTATAAGCAAAACAAATAAATCTTGTATCTAAAAAGTTCTCTTGACCATTAGTTACAATTGGTTCAACTGCCGGTGATTGTACCGGTGGTTTTTTAATTACAAGTAATGACTCAGCAGTTATTTGGTCTATATTCCCAACAGGATTAGGATAGTTCCTATTTACGTTTATAAATCTTGGAGGATTATAATCATCAGTAAAAAATAATAATCCATTAAGTATATCAACTCCCGTAATTAAATAACTTGGATTAAAGTTTAATGTGGTATTAATATCATATCCATCATTAATACTAATAACGTGATACGTTAATATATTAGTAAATACATTAAAAGAAACAATTAAATCAAGTTTACCAATTCCTCCATCAAAATTAGAATCATGCACAAACCAATAGATAGTTTCATTTGCACTATCTTCAATAGCACCAATACATCTTGCAGATGAACTTAATGGTGTACCATCAATATATGTCAATGACGTAAGGGGAAGATTCCCCTTTGTATTTTCAATAACTCCAACCTCTGAGTTCTCGGTAGAACCCATCCTAATGTTCATAGCATCTATATACTCACCTTCAGGAAGTAACCTTTGGTCAACAACCTTATTCATTCTACCCGCTATAAAGTTTCTTGTAAAATTTGCCATTTTATTTTATTTGCTTGTCCATTCCTCTTAAGTTCATTAATAATCTGCCCGGATGGATATTACTTATTCTAATTTTTGCATTATTCAGTAAAGCCTTTCTTTTCTTACGAGCACGAGCAATCACATATTCTTGAACACCAAGTTTAGAACTTAATATCTCATACTCGATTGCTGCATAAATGTAAGCCTCAAATAACTTGTTCACCGTAATCAATGAGTTATCTCCTCCCTCCATACCATCAGATACATACTCAAGAATACAAGACTCCGCTGACATTGATGAGTCAAAGTTAATAACTCCTGCTTTTCTATCAACATTAAATGTAGGATTAAAATTAGCAGTCTCAGTATTTAAGCCATATGCTGTACCAATATTATAATCAAAGTACCACATCCCGTCATAGTTCCAACCCAACTGCCCGTTAAACTGACTGCCTTGATTCAAGTAGATACTCTTTTTAATATGAGTTAATCTATCGTAGTCAATCTCAGAATACTGAGGACTCAATGCGTTACCATATTGGTCAAATAAAATACGACCTGTGTTATCTTGAAGATATGCCTTAGATGATAATGTTTGAATATTCTCAGACAATGGGCGTAACCATCCATTTTTATATAATGATATTCTCACCCAATTGACATAATCAGATGGTAATATAAATCTTAAATTGTCGGGAACTGTCAACTCTAATACTTTTATTTCTTTAAAAGCATCATAGTTTAACTCTTGAATAGCACGCTTAGCGTGGAATAATACCTTATAACGCTCCTCATTATTTACTAATGAGTGGTTTCCGGCATACATTAACAAGAAGTTGTTTACTATGTCAGTTAAGCTAATGTATTGGTATGACCCCCAATTTTTGTCCTCAGGTACAACCCCTCCATTCTCATAATACTGATACTGTGATATATAAGCCATATCTTAATTTTTTTATTGTTGCATACTAAATGTAGGTTGCTCGTGTTGTTGTTCTGTCATACCAAATTGAACAACCTCAGTTTCACGGATTGACATACCTGCATATTCAAGAATCTTTGTAACTAACTTGTACTCATCTTCAGGAGGTAACTCAAAATCTTGATAGTCAGATTGTGATTGGTCAAATACAGGCTCGCCATTAGCAAGTGTAATGTATGTCCATTTTGGAACCTTAGGGTATCTAAAATACGTTGCTTGAACTTGACCCTTGTTACTTATCGTTGTAGGATAAAAAGTCAACTCAGTGCCTTGTAATCCATAAACAGGGAACTCTTTAGTTGGTTGAGTCAAGTTTGAGTTAACTAATAAAGTAAGTTTATTATTAATTACCTTTTCTGCTTGAACATTGGTAGATGAAGAAAATATTCCATACCCATTACCTGTAGCTAAAAATATATTAGAATCCAATAATAAAACTGTATTGCTAACAACTGATACTACAGTTGAAACCAATCCCGTAGTTAAGTTTGTAACCACATCACCTGCTGAAATATCGTAAGTTGTAAACAATGCAGTACTATCAACCAATTGGCTTGCTACCACTGAAGTATTTGTTCCTGTTTTAAGAGTTACAGGTTTGCACTTAACATCCAACAACATATAGGTATCATAACCCGTAGTTGTTAGACTTGGCATTGAGAATTTATTTGCTGAAATCTTTGACAAATAATCTGTTCTTAAGAAATATTCTAACACTTCAGCTATAGGTTGTTCAATATCGGCATAATCTACGCCTGATGTGCGAGCATTCTCAGCATTTATAACTTTGTTATAGCTACTAAAATATTCTTCGTAAATCTCCATCTGCGAGTTTTGAGCCCACAAGTTAAAGTCAGACGGAGATATATATCCATAGTTATTCTTGTTAAGAATGGACAATACCGCATTTCTTACCGAATTTATCATTAGTTACTTTTTTACAAATATACGTAAAAAAAAAGAGGGTACAATAAGTACCCCCTCAAACCACCAATCAATAATCAATGCCTATTAACCTAAACTTGCTTCTAACATTTTTAGTGAGTCTATGCCCTCATCGCTCTGTAAGAAGTGACCTGCCATCTCATATGGGTCTTCCCCAAATGGAACCGATAACATCTTCTTTTTATTAGTAGCGGTATTAAACCATATCTCCTTTTCGCCATTTCTAAGCACTAATAGTTTGTTCTCGAAGAACATACGAATCTTAGCTTGGAACTTTAATTCAGGGTCATTTAATATATTTAAGAACTCTTTAGGGTCTTTTTTAGCAAAAACCAATACATCACGCTTCAACTCTGCAGTTGACACGGTAGAAGGGTCTTTACCAAACATTACTCTTGTAAGAGTTTCTAATTGCTCAAGTGTTAATGCACGTGCTTCAACTAAAGCCTCAATCTCTAAATCTAAATCTTGAACTTCTGAAGCTGCATCTTTTTCTTTATCTACCTCTGTAAATATTGTACCATTTAAAGGGTGGTAGTGTAAAAACTGTTGTAATACAGGATTGTTTTTTGGAACTCTTAAGAAACCATCTTCAAAGATGATTGCTTCAATAATTGCGTTTCCATCTTGCTCGTCCTCAAACGGGGACTTCTGATTCGTACAATATCTTAATGCACGATTAACATTATTCTTCTCATCAAACCACATTAACGGGAATCTTGGATGATTTCTTGACGCTAATGTATAGGATAAAGGGTTTCCTATTTTTAATCTATATACCTTATCTACGGGAGTTATACTCTTTGCCATTTTTATTTAATTTAATTTAATTTAAAAAAAGGAGAGTGTCTTTGAAGACACCCTCCCTATATTTACTAACTATTATCCATAACGGAATAATACGAAGTTGTTTGCACCTAAAGTACATACGCAACGCTCAGAAAGGAAGTTTACCTCCATTGCATCCAAGTCGCTTGTGGCAGCACCACCGGCAGAACCTGTAATCCAAGTCTTGTATCTTCTATCCTCAGCCTCAGAAGCACGGTATCTTACGTGTAAGAATGGACGCTTAGCGTTCTTACCCATAATTTGGTCGTACACTGAAGTTGAACCTGCAGGAACCATTAAACCTGTAATAGTACCTGTTGCAGTTGCAGCAGTTGTGTTTAAACCACCACGCATTGTTGGGTCATTTAAGTATTTCCAATCAGACTTGTAGAAATCGTAACCTCTACGGAATCCTGTGAAACCTAAGTTTAACGCCATATCAACATCGTTATCGAAAAGACCGAATGAAGCTGATTGAGCAACACCACCTGAAGTGTAGCCGTTCAATGTAGCTAACATATTGTCAATATCGAAACTTAATCCACGATTTACGAACACAACGTTCTCTTCGATAGCACCTTGCTTATCTAAACGAGAAACAATAGAATCCCAATCGCTTAAAGTTGTTGGAGTACCACCACCCCATACGTTACCACGACTGTTTACTACGTAGAAGATACCCTCAGAACCAATGTATCCTGCAGTTGCAGCACCTGAAGAAGATGCAGCAGGAACTGCTTCAATCATTGAAGTTTCTAAGTAGTCTTCAAAACGTAAACGAGTTTCGTGCTCACTCTTTAAATACCAAAGGTATCCTGTAGCACCATTCTCAGTTGTTACTTCTACCCAACCGATTTGAGCCATATCAGAACCGTTAACCGCATACTTATCTTTGATGATAATTGGGTTGTTAGAGAAGATGCTATCTTCAGATTCTAATGAACCAACCATTCCGTTAGTTCCTTTTTTGAACTCAGAACCGTAGATGAATACAGTACATTGAGTAGAAACTGCGAATGCTTGACCTGCAGTCTCATAGTAAGCTACTGTGAAAGTAGTTGCAGAAGGAACAGCAGTTACGATAGCTTTGTTGTAAACACCTGAAGTGTTGTTTTGAATCATCAAAGTTTGTCCAACACGAATAGCGATGTAAGTTACACCACTATCAGCTACAGTGAAAGTTGCTGTTGAAGCACCTGCTGCTGCTGCTGAAGTACAGTTTGTGTACTTAATGTGTAAACGACCTTGTTCTGCCCATTTGATTTGGTCAGAGTTAGAAGGCATCTCTGCTCCTACCATACGTAAGAATGATGCGATTGTTCTGTTACCATAACGCTCAAATTCTTTCTCATAAGTATCAGGAAGATACTGATTCAAGAAGTTGAAGTTGGTAATGTAGTTTGTCTGTAACGCTACCTGCTCAGCACTCGGCTGTAAGGCATAGGTAGGGTTGCTTAAAAGTGCACTTGCCATTTTTTAATTTTTTTAAAGTTTATATTTTTTTAATACTGCGGATTTTTAAGTTTCGCCCTGAATCAGGGTTTACCGCTTTAACTTGTAATCCATCAGTTTTCTTATTTACTTCAGGCACTCTACGCTCAGACATATTGATGTTCTTGATTTTACGAGTAACATCGTCCGTTGCGTCAGCTATCCCTTGCTCATAAAAAAACTTAGCAAATTTCTCAGGATGCATTGCTATAGATAAAGACCTGTGATAGCCTGCTGCGTCTTTAATTAAACCTTGCTCATCCAAAAACTTTTGAATAAAGTTTTGTGGTGTAGATTGGTTTTTTTTCAACTCATTAGCATCTCCCGGAGCAAACGTGAACTTCTTGTCATTAATGTTGAACTCAAAACCTTTGAACTCTCCATTAAAAACATCGTTCGTCTTTTGGTCAAACCATTGACGCTTACGATTGTTCTC